CCGGCAGTGGGTTGCAAACATCGACTTCGCGTTACAGGCCGGCAAGGCTACCGAACTGGCAGAGAAGGCCACACAGCAAGCACCGCAGAGTGCAGGAGCAATGAACCATGGGAACGTCCAGCATCACCGAACTGCTACCGACCAGCGCTACATCGATCAAATTGCCGCCCGTGATGAACGGCGGGCGCGTGAGGCCACCGAACACCCCGAGGCCGCTTTGCCGGTCCTGCAATAGCAAGCCCTCGATGAGCGAACCAGAGCCCGAGTTTGAGGGTCTGTGCTGGGGCTGTTGGGAAGACGCGCAAGCCATCCGGTATGCCGAGACGGAAGCCAAGCGCATCGAGACCGAACTTGAATCCCAGGTCACCGAGGATCTTCGCCACGTCTGCGGCCTAGCCTCCCGCGAGTGCAAAGCCGACTGGCAAAAGGTGCCCGAAGCCATCAAGCGGGCCATGCCCCGCCCTATCCTGCTTGCGCTCAGCGGCGGCAACGTGCCCGCAACCGGCTTCGGGTTGGGTGCTGACACCGGCTCAGGCAAGACGATGGCGCTGGCGGCGATCCTGCGCGGATTCCAGCGGGCCTATCGGAAGGCTTACGCCATCCGGCTGGTGGAAGAGACCCGGCGCCACGGTAAACAGGCCGACGTGAGGTTTCAACATCAGGCCGTGTGGCTGAGTTGGCCCGACAGCGTCACCGCCATCCGGCTCCATGCCATCGACGGCATAGCCGAGCAGATGCTTGAGCGGGCTGAGTCCGCGCCGCTGCTGATCCTCGATGACCTCGGCCGGGAGCGCATCAAGGGCGCTTACGTGGACGACTTCGCCGCATCGCAGCTTGACCGCCTCGTGAATCATCGCTACCGCGAAGAACTGCCGACGCTCTGGACCTCAAACCTGCCCGAAATCGACCTGACCAGCATCTATGGCGCCGCGCTGGTCTCACGGCTCACCGAGGACGCGCCCCTGATCTGGCTCGACAAGCTGCCGAGCATGAGGTTGAAATGACCGCTTTCACGTACATGTCCATGTGTTCCGGCATAGAAGCGGCGTCTGAGGCGTGGTCTCCGCTCGGTTGGCGGCCGACCGTCCTTTCCGAGATTGAGGACTTCCCGCGCAGTGTTCTGATTCAGCGTCAAGGAGCAGAGGATATGCGCTACGCACGGGCCGAGGTTGGCCCCGGCCTCTGGGGCGACTTCACCGCCCTCCGGGTCCGTCACCTTCGCCGGTTCGGTGTCCCGATGCCGGATGTTCTCGTGGCCGGAACGCCCTGCCAAGCATTTTCGGTCGCCGGTTTGCGTAAATCCCTTCAGGATGACCGCGGAAATCTAACCCTTTCCTTCGTGAGGCTAGCCAATGCAATTGACAATGTTCGACTTCGAGAGGGCAGTAAACCCCTCACTGTTGTCTGGGAAAACGTACCCGGAGTGCTCTCCGTTGGAGACAACGCCTTCGGTTGCTTCCTCGCCGCGCTGGTGGGAGCAGACTCCCCACTCGTTCCGCCAGCAGGACTCCGCTGGACAAACGCAGGTTTGGTTACTGGACCCAGGCGAACCGCAACGTGGATCGTCAAAGACGCTCAACATTTCGGCGTGGCCCAGCGACGGGAGCGCGTGTTCGTTATGGCAAGTGCTGGAGACCCAGCCTATCCCGCGCAAGTATTTTTTGAGCGCAAAAGCCTGCATGGGCATCATCCGCCGCGCCGGGAAGAGGGGCAAGGCTTTACCCACGATGTTGCTCCGAGCCTTATGGGCAGTGGTCGAGGCGTGGAACGGGGGGGGGGAAGAGCAGAGGACAAGATCCAGTAATTCCGGTATTCCAGAGGTCTCAGGAACTCTCGGGGCGCACAAAACCGGGGGATGGGGAGCAGACCTCGATACGACCGGCTGTTTCATTCCCACAGGTTGTGGGTGCTCTTAGCGACGGCGCTCATTTCGGGGGGGCAGAATGGTCAGGACGCCTATTCTGGCCGAATCATCCCTTGCTCATTCGGTGACGTGCCATCAGGTCAAGGGCGGCGACCCGACAACCGACAACTATGTGGTAACCGGGGGTTTCTTTGACCAGCCAACGCATAGTCTCCGGGCCGATGGATTCGACGCCTCTGAAGACGGGACCGGGCGCGGAACTCCGCTTGTGCCGGTGATGACTCTCGCCATTCGCGGTCGGGACGGTGAATCGACGCTGGAAGTCCGCACTGACGGGCTTGCAAATGCGGTCCTTACTCCGAACGGAGGCCGCGCCGGAATGGGCGTGGGCGCTATCGCATTCGATACCACGCAAATCACCAGCAAGGCGAACTATTCAAACCCGCAACCGGGAGCACCTTGCCATCCTCTCGCGGCAAACGCTCATCCCCCCGCTATCGCTACGCCGATGGCAGTTCGCCGGTTAACCGTTGTGGAGTGCGCAAGGCTTCAAGGGTTCGATGACCTCTACACCCACATCGAAACCAGCACCCGCCGCAAGATCGACCCCGATGAGGCCGATTACCTCACAGCGCATAGCCTGAACTGCTGGCAGGAAGACGGTCAGTGGTTCACGAGGATTGCAGCCGATGGACCCATGTACAAGGCGTACGGCAACAGCCAAGCGGTCCCGTGTATGCGATGGATTGGGGAACGGATTCAGGCGGTGAAGCCGTGAAAAAGAGACAGCGCGGCTTTCGGATGGTTCGGAGAGTTGCGCTATGCGTACCCCTGCCGGGGTCGTCTCCCTGTGCCTTAGCCGCGTTTTCGCGGGCGCTCAGTATGCCGAGCGGGCAGGGCCGGGTCAAGCCGCGACAACCGATTCGCGCAACGTCTTGAAGTATAACCCGCAAAAGTTGCCGTTTCGTGACGGTTGAGGCCCGGAAACACGCCCGAAAAGACTCTAAAGTGAAACAAAAGGGGAATCCACAAGAAAGCGGGACTATGCCACAGCAAGCCAGCGGCGCGAAGATCACACGGACGATGAAGATTCAGCATGCGCTCGAACTCCGTCGTGACGGTCTCGGCTTCTTTGAGATTGGCAAGCGGATGGGCCTGTCGAAGTCGCAGGTTCACCGCCTGGTGCTGGCTGGACTCGCAGAGTTAAACAAGACCTTGAAGGAAACCGCTGACGAGGTTCGGCGGCTTTCGCTTGAGCGCCTGGACTTAGCCGCGGCTGCTGCAATCTCTCGCATCAACACCAAGAAAGACATGAACGCCATTCAGAAGCTGGTGCTGGTCGAAGAGCGGCGGGCTCGGTTGCTCGGCCTTGATGCGCCTCTCAAGACAGCGCAGACCACGCCTGACGGTGACGCTCTGCCGCCAGCCCTTGACCTGTCCAAACTCACAGATGAGCAACTGGCGGCGCTGGATGCCATCTACGCCGCTGGTGCGCCCCAACCCAGTACGACCCTTGAGGAGGTCTAGCCATGCAGTACATGAAGTGCAAGTGCGGTAAGAGCGAGTGCTGGACATCGATGGGTCACCCGTCCTGTGACGTGTGCGAGGATTGCGGCTCAACGCTCGGCTATGGGCCAAACAGCCACCCCGAGCAGACGCCGCATGAGCCGTATGCGGAGCTTGAGCGCGGGAAGATCGTCGTCAAGTGTGTCCGTTGCCGTAAGCCCTGCGACCTGAAGGACGCCAAGAACCTGGAAGCCTTCCGCGCTGAGATTGCCGCCGCCTCCGCAGCACTCGCCGAGGCCTGACCTTGGACCTCATCCCCTATGAGGCCATCAAGGCAGAGATGGCCCGCCGGCGGTTGGCAGAGTTCGTGCGCCAGTCATGGCCGATCATCGAACCCTCGACGCCGCTGGTCTGGAATTGGCACCTTGACGTCATCTGCGATCACGTTCAAGCGTTGGTAGAAGGCCGTCTCGCTCATCGCAACCTGATCATCAACGTCCCGCCCGGCTCGATGAAGTCGACAATCCTGTCGGTCTGCTTGCCCGCGTGGATCTGGATTCAGCGCCCCAGGGAAGGCAGCGACCTCGGCCCCGGTTGGCGCGGGCTGTTTGCGTCAGGCAACAACGAAGTAGCTCTCCGCGATTCGATCAAATGCCGGGACATTCTCGACTCCGCATGGTATCGCCGAACCTTTGCGCCGACCTGGGCATTCACCAAAGACCAGAACGCCAAAGGACATTACAAGAACAGCGGGACGGGCTTCAGGCGCGCAATCTCGGCCGGGTCGAAGATCACTGGCAGTCGGTCGCATTGCATCCTCGTAGACGATCCCAACGATGCCACAGAGCCGTGGAGCAAGCCGGCCCGAGACGCCATCATCCAATGGTGGGACAACGCCGCGGCGAACCGCCTGGCCGACATGTCCACCGGCTGCCGGGTCATCATCCAGCAGCGCGTGCATGAAGAGGACTTGACCGGGCATATTCTGGCCACCGAGCCGGAAAACTGGGAAGTGCTTATCATCCGTGAGGAGTACGAGCACCCCAAGCCCAAAGACCCAGACTTCCTACCCACGTCGCTCGGTTGGTCCGATCCGCGCACGGTAGAGGGCGAGTTGTTCTTCCCTGCGCGCTTCCCTGAAGCCGTGCTGGACGGCGAACACAAGCGCCTCGGATCGGCTGGTTACGCTGGACAGCACCAGCAGCGCCCGGCGCCAGCCGAGGGACAAATCTTCAAAAAGGGGTTCGTGGGTTCGTTCTGTCTCTCTATCAATCTCGCCCGTGTGGCGATGGTGCCCCCTGACGAAAAGCCGGTCAAGGTCTACAAGCGCGTCATTCTCAGCGGTGACACGGCCTTCAAAGAGAAGGAAG